ATGCAGACCAGCATCGCACACACCGATCTGCTCGGCTCCCGGCCGACGTTCATTCCCCCGCTCGGCATCGCCCGCACCATGGCACGCCAGGCGCTCGACCAGGCAAACGCCCTCGACCTGACCACCGTCAACTCCTTCACGGTGGCGCGCGAGTTCGGCGGCGTCTGTGAGCCCCTGCGGCAGGTCCTGGACGCCCTTGACGCGCAGGACGGGCGCCATGCCTGAGCCGCTCACCGACGAGTACCTGCGGGAGACGCAGCAGATCATCTCCGCCGTCCCGGCGGGCCCGTGGGATCCGATCCCCAACGACTACGGCACACCGGACGCGGTGGGCCCCATCTCCTTCCTGGAGACCGCCTCCGACGAGTACCAGATGCCCGTCATCGCGTTCGTCGGCCACGCCCGAGAGGCACTGCCCCGCTACGTCGGCGAGGTGTCCCGGCAGCGCGCCCAGATTCGAGCGCTGGAGCACCGCGTGCGCCAGCTGGAGCAGCCGAAGGACGGTGACCGTCGTGACTGCTGAGCCCCTCGGCCCGCTCGCCCTGGCCCGCATCCGCACCAGCGTGAAGCGCAACCCGGACCACCCAGCCGCGCGGACCATTCAGCTGCTGCTCGACGAGATCGACCGACTCAAGTCGCCTGTGGCACTCGCCGAGTGGCACCCCGATGCTGAGTGCCCGCTGACCCGCCGACAGCTGGAGATCCTCGCCCGGACCGCCAACGGCGAGACCTGCGAACAGATCGGCCCGCAGATCGGCATCGACCCCAAGTCCGTGCGCAAGCACCGGCAGGCCATCATGCGGCGGCTCAGCGTGAGGTCGACGCCGTCGGCGGTCGCCGTCTGTCTCGTGAACGGCTGGATCCCGGACGGCGTGCTCCACCTCCCCAGGCACCAGCGCCGCATGTCGACCGTCGTAGCCCGCAACACCTACCGGGAACGCGCGGCAGTGCTGCGGCAGACGCCCGGCGAGTGGGGCACGGTCGCCGTCTACGACAGCGGCGCGACAGCCCGGCAGAGCGCCTACCGGCTGCGCACCGGTGCCTTCGTGGCCTTCCGCCCGGCCGGTAAGTGGGAGGCCGAGGCCTTCACCAGCGACGGCGTCCATGGCGTCCGAGCCCGCTTCACCGGCACCCCCACCACCATCGAAAGGCAAGCATCGTGAGCGCCCACACGCTCGACTACCGGGGCACAGTCGTGCCCGAAGAAGACCCGGTCTGGGAGCAGGTGCGTGCCCAGCTGATCTCCCTGGCCGAGCAGTACCCCGTCGGCCTCCGCGTCGTCCACGCCTGCGGCCGACAGGGCACCGTCACCCTCGACCAGGCCGAGCACGTCCCCGGCCTCTTCAACGGCAAGCCGGCCGCCGTCTGCCTGACCGGCGAGTGGCGCGAGCCGATGGTGTTCGCGCACTGGGAGAACGAAGCCGAGCTGACCTGGGGCGTCTGGGTGCCGGTCGCGAGCATCCGGCGCGGCACCGCTCCGGTCGCTAACCGGCCCGGCAACAAGTCCCGGATCGGCGGCCGCTGATGCGCTACGCCACCATCACCCCCGACGGCGAACTCGCCCACCACGACGACGAGCCCGACTGGCACGCGCTCGTCGGACCCGAGAACAAGGCGCGCGTCAGCCTGCGCGGCTTGGCGGTCACCGGCTGGGTCAACGACGTTGGCTTGCTCCTCCCGGAGCGGTACCCGCGCAACGTCATCGGATCGTGCGTGCTCGCCTCCCTCGGTGCCGCCGTGCAGCCGTACGCCGGGACGATCGTCCTCACCGGCTGGAACCCGGACAACACGCCTCGGGGCTTGCTGGAGATCGAACCGCTGCCGCAGCCCGTACACCACCTCGACACCGTGCACGGCGACGTCCTCAAGGCCCTCGCCGGGCAGACCCCGCGCGAGCTGTCGCCCAGCTGGGCTGAGTCGATGCGCGAGGTCGCCGAGCACGTCCGGACGGCGCCCGCCCCGTCGCTCACGCTGCGGCCGGTGAGGCTGTCGTGAAGACCTCCCGCTCGAAGTCAACGTCACCCGCCGACGGTCCGCGCGACGCCGCTGCGGGAGCCAAGGCAGGAGAGGGGACGCTCCGTTCTACCCCTGAGACCCCGCCTGCTTCGAGCGGGACCCTGACCGGCCCGGTCACCCCCACCGCTCGCCTGCTGCTGCCTGCCGGTGCCCCCGAGGACGTCTGGCGCGCTGCCCGGCAGGGCGGCATCGGCGGGTCGGACGTGGCCGCCATCCTCGGCATGGACGCCCACCGCGGACCGCTGCACGTGTGGCTGGAGAAGACCGGACAGGCGCCCGAACGGCGTGACGTCCGACTGGAGCGGTCCGCCCGACGCGGCCACCGCCTGGAGTCCCTCGTGGCGGAGTTCTTCGCCGAGGAGTCCGGCCTGACCGTGCTCGACTCGCCGGGCACCCTCCAGCACATCGACCACCCGCACTGGGTCGCCAACCCGGACCGGCTCACCGTCGCCCCCGACGGCCAGGCGCGCGACGAACTGGGCGTCCTGGAGTGCAAGACCCGCACCTGGCGCTCCGCCCGGATCGAGGGCTGGCACGGCGACCAGGCCCCCGACCGGCCCGCCATCCAGGCGCACTGGTACCTGACCGTCACCGGCTACCGGTACGCCTACGTCGCCGGGCTCATCGATGACGACCTGGAGTGGTGGCGGCTTGAGCGCGACGACGAGCTGTGCCAGATGCTCGCCAACGCCGTTGACCGGTTCTGGCACGACCACGTGATGGCCGGCCTACCGCCGAAGCCGGACGGCACCGAGGCCACCGCAGAGCTGCTGGCCCGTATGTGGGTCGCCCGCGAAGAGGCCACGGTCGAGGTCGACCCGGTCGAGACGATGCTGCTGAAGCAGCGGCGCCGCGAGCTGAAGGAACAGATCGGCACCCGCTTCGACGAGCTGACCGAGATCGAGAACCGGATGCGGCAGATCGCCGGTGACGCCGAGGTCGCCACGATCGGCGGCCGCCCGGCCTACACGTGGCGGCAGAACGGCCAGTTCGCCTCCGCCCGGTTCCGCGACGCCGAGCCGCAGCTCGCCGCCGAATACACCCGCCTGGTCCTGGCCGTCGACACCGAGCGGCTCGCCCAGGAGCACCCCGAGACGTATCGCAAGTACCGGGCCCGCGTGCTGCGCGTGCCCTCGGAAGGATGACCATGGCCGACCTCAAGGACCGTGTGAAGCAGGCCACCAGCGGCGCGGACGACCAGCAGCCGGAGCAGCAGCCGGTCACCGATCTCGCCGTCGGCGACACCGCGCGGCAGTGGCTCCAGCGCCGGACGACGTACTTCACCGACGCGCTGCCCCGGCACATTGACCAGGCGCACTTCATGGCCGTCGCCCAGGCCGTGATGCCGAACCTGACGAAGTGCACCCCGGCGAGCATTCACACGTCGCTGCTCGCGTGCGCCCGGTTCGGGCTGGAGCCCGACGGGCGGCAGGCCGCGATCACCCCGTACGGGGACACCGCGACCTTCCAGCCGATGTACGAGGGCTACATCGAGCTGATGTACCGGCATCCGCGCATCGACTCGGTGCACTTCGGCTGGATCCGGGAGAAGGACCAGTGGGACTACACGCCCACCGAGCCGAGCCCCCGCGACTTCTTCCACAAGCCGCGCATCGACCTCACCGACGAAGAGCGAGGCCCGGTCATCTTGGCTTGGGCGTTCGCGTGGATCGACGGCCGCCGCTCCCAGGTGATCATCCTCAACCGGCAGCAGGCGACCCAGATCCGGGACAAGTACTCGAAGGCCTTCAAGAACGCCGAGCGGAAGAACACCCGCGACTCCGCCTGGCACACCGACTTCGACGCCATGTGGGCCAAGTCCTGCGTGCGTCGGCTCGTCAAGGTCGTGCCGACGTCCACCGAACTGACCGAGCTGATCCAGACCGACGACGACCTGGACGACACGCAGTCTGCGCCGCCCGTGATCCGGGGCACCGTGATCGCGCGCGACGAACAGCCCGACACCAGCGAGCAGCCGTCGGCGGCCTGGCCGAAGACGGCCCAGCCCGGCTCCGCCGCCCAGGACAACAGCGAGGCCGGTGAGCAGGCATGACCCCCGACGAACGCCGAGAGGCCGTCGTCCGCGACTTCACCCGGCGCGGCATCCGCACCGTCACCCGCGAGCAGTACAGCCGACAGGGCATGCTCGACGCGGTCCGGGAGAACCGGCGCCGCCACCGGCACGACTCGAAGACCCAGTGGATCGAGCACGCGGCACATCACGTGGCCGAGGAGATCGCCGCCGTCGTCGACGTGTCTCTCGACGACATCGCCACCGTGCTGCTGGCCGCCGGCGGGGTCGGTGGAGTCCTTGCCGAACTGCACGGGCTGCACGGCACCACGCTGGCCGGGGTGTTCCAGACGGCCGCTGACGACCTGGACCGGCGTGCGAACGGCGGCGTGCAGCTGTGAGCGGGCACCGGGTGGTCGGTCTCGACCTGTCCATGACCGCGACCGGCGTGGCCCTGTGGGACGGCACGACGGTCACGGTGAAGCTCAAGGGAACTGGCGACCAACGCCTGATCGGCCTCCGCGATGCCCTGGCGTACATGGTGGACGGCTCCGAGTTGGCCGTGATCGAGGACATGCCCGCGCGGCTCCAGGCCAACGCCGCGAAGGCCGTCGGCTTCGTCCACGGCACCGTGCGCACGCTGCTGTTGGACCTGCGGGTGCCGTACGCCGCCGTATCCCCGGCGACCCTCAAGGCCTACGCGACCGGCAAGGGCAACGCCGACAAGACGGCCATGGCGATCGCGGCTCTGAAACGCGCGGGCCTGGAGTTCGGCGACGACAACGAGTGCGACGCCTGGTGGCTTCGCATGGCGGGCCTGGACTGGCTCGGCCGCCCTGAGTTCTCCCTGCCCGCCGCCCAGCGCGACCGGCTCATCAAGGCCACCTGGCCCGTCCCGAAGGGCAACCCCTCGTGACACAGATGAAGTTCGACGCCAAGGTCAGCGCGTCGGCCCAGGAGGCGCTGGAGCCGCACGTGCGGCCGGTGTACGACCAGCCCGGTGCCCGGCGGCTGTTCCTCGGCGAGTTTGCTCACATCGAGCGGACCGAGCCCGCCCCGGGCACGGAGAAAGAGGCCTCCGTCAAGGTGCGCATCACGCACCTGGAGCTGCCGACCAAGGAGCAGGAGGACGCAGTCAGGGAGGCACTGCGCTTCCTCCACCTCCAGCGCACCGCACACGGCACGTTCGACGACGACGGCCAACTGGAGCTGTCCGACAGCACCCTGCGGCTCACCGGAGGAATGCTCGCCTTCATCGAGACCGCCCGTCTGCGCGCCGGCCTGGAGCACTGGCGCGAGTACGCCCGGCGGATCCTGCATGGCCCCGACCTCACGGTCACCGAGGTGCGGCACGAGATGCAGGCCCTCGCCGACGGCCTCACCGCCGTCCTCAACACCGCCCGCGACCACGACAGCGACGCCTGATCCCTGGCTGACCCCGCTCCGCCGCACCTCGAAGGGAGGTGACCCCCGTGCCTCAGCGCGTCCGTGTGCCGCTGCGCGTCGTCGTCGGCTTCTACAGCGACGCCGCCGTGTCCGTGTACACGAAGATCGCCGCCCTGGAGCGGCGCGAGACCGGCTGCGAGGCCGGGGTCACCTACCTCGCGGCGCTGCTGGGCATCTCCCAGTCCACCGTCGAGCGCGCCCTGACCCAGCTGATGCGCCCGGCCCCGGACGACGACATAGCCGAGGTCACCAGCTACCGGCGCACCCTGCCCGGCGGCACCGGCACGACGGCCGTACGGCGCGTGCGCGTCGTCGGCCGAGCCGAGCACGGCGCATGGGTGCCGACCCGGGCCGCCGAGGCCCTGAGCCCCCGGCAGCTGCGCGCGTACGCCGCTCTCTCCTACGCCACTGCCACCGGCCACCACATCACCCTCGCCGACCTCGGCAGGGTCCTGCGGCACCGGTCCGGGAAGAAGGCCGGCGAACCCCTCGACCCGCGTTCCATCCGCCGCATCCTTCGGGCCCTGGAAGCCCTGGGCTGGATCAGCGTGGACCGGCGCGCCGGGTACCGCGGCCGCCACCTCTACACCGTGCACGACGAACCGGTGCAGGCGGCTTTGACTGCGGATCTTGATGACGGATCGGGTGCGGATCTTGGTGATGGTTCCCTCGCGTCTAAGGAACACCACCTGACTGACTCACCCGATGATCCGCCCCCCGATGCTTCTGCTATCCGCCGTAGGCGAGAGCAGGTAGTAGCGCGAGGGGCTGTGGAAAACCCGTCGCTGCCGCCCGCGTTCCGGCGCCCGTACGCGGGGCCGCAGCTGGCTCTCGCTCCGCGGATCTGGCGAGTCCTCGAACCGGTGAAGGCGCTCGTGTCCGGCCTGTCGCCGTACGTCGTGCGGCGGCTGGCCCGGGAGATCGGCCGCCAGCTCGACGAGGGCCAGGAGCCCGAACGGCTCCGCGCACGCCTGGAGTTCCGGGTCCTGTCGACGCAGGACATCCGCGACCCGGGCCGGTGGCTGCTTGGCGCGGCCGTCGTCCGGCACGGCTGCGGGCTCGTCGACTGCGAGTCCGGGCGGATCTGGCGCACCGGCGCCGCCTGCGAGGTCTGCGCCGACCTGCGCGCGGCCGACGGGCACAGACCGCCCTCCGGGCCGCCCGGCCCGAGACGGCCCACGTACCCCCGGCCGCCCGGCCGCTGGCCCGAGTGCCAGTCCTGCGGCGCCCCGTCCCGCCAGCCACTGCCCGACCGCCTGTGCCGCCCCTGCCGACCGCCCGCCGACCTGCTGAGGAGCCTGCGATGAGCGACGTGCCACGCCCGGCCACCGCGCAGCTGCTCGCGCTCGCGGAGGCCTCCCGACCGGACTGGTCCGTCGACCGGCTCCGCGACGTCCTCGCCCAAGTCCGCTTCCACGACGACATGAGCTTCGGCCGCCTGGTCGTTGCCGTCGCCCAGCTGATCGCGGATCCCGACGCTGAGCCGCCCGACCTGCTCGCCGCGCGGCCCGAGGCCTGGCGGCAGCGCCGGCACTCTCCCGGGCCCGAGACAGCACACCGAGGCGCTGCCGCTGTTCGCGCGGCCCTCAACACCCAAACCGACAGCACCATTTGATCCGAGAGGAGACGGCGATGACCGCGACGACGCACATCGCCGCACCAGCCAATGGCGCAGCACAGACCCGCCCGCTGACCGGCCTGCGTACTTGGTGGGCCGGCTTCACCCTCAAGCACTCCCACCGCGTCCAGGCGGCCACGTTCCAGCGGCTGCACGACAGCCTTCCCCTGGACGACCCTGACCGGTACGCCCTGGAGTCTCCGGCACTTGAGCGCGCTCTCCAGCGGCTGGCCGCCGACCACCCGACCGAGGTCACTCCGGCCGACGGCGGCCCGGCCGCCCGCGACCGGGACCGCGAGCAACTGCTGCTCGCCACGTGTGACGCATGGTTCCGCGACGTTCACGGTCCCGAGCACCGCTGGTCGCCGCGAACCGTCGCCAACTACGAGCAGCTCCAGTTCGACGTCCGCTCCTGCTTCCACGCGGACGGCGCCGCATGAACACTGAGACGGCGCCCGAGCACACCGCCCAAGAGACCGCGCGGCTCGCCCTGCGGGACTCGCTGCGGCGCATCACCGGCCGCGCCGTCGCCGAGGTCAGGATCACCCGCGTGCGGTGGGAGGACGGCTATCGCTGGTGCGCGATGGTGCTCACCGTCGACCGTCAGCCGCCCTTCGGTCACCACGAAGTGCCCCTGACCGAGGGCCACCAGCACCACACGATCGCTCTGCTGCTGAGGGACGCGTTCCCGCGCGCCAACTGGGCCACCGCCCAGGACTACGACGTCGAGACCGGGACCCTGCACGAGCACATCGTGCGGCTCCCCGAGTGCCTGCGAGGTAACGAGCCATGAGGTACCCCCATCTGCTGGTCGCTGCGATGACCAGCTGCTTCTTCATCGGTGGATCGCTCGGCACGCTCGCCGGGGCGCTCGCCGCGACGCCGGTCCACGGAACCGTCGCCGTCATCGCGTGGACGCTCGTCGGCCTGGCGGTGGCCGTCGCCATTGCCGTGCTCGTCGACGTGGCTTACACGCGGATCAAGAAGCGCCTCGCCGCTCGCCGCGCAGAGTGCACCGCCCGAGACTTCCGTGCGTCCATCGAGGGCGGCCTGACCGAGTCCTTCGACACCTTCTCGCGTCGCCTCGACCAGTCCGGCCCGAAGGCTTCCGGGGGCTCGGAATGACTGCCCCGGCCTTCATCCGCCGCTGGCGCACCCGCCTCAGCGACGCCCAGACCAACCGGCTCCGCGCCCAGCTCGCCGCGGAGAGGGACCGCAGTCGGCGTCTGGAGCAGCGCCTCGCTGGCCTCCAGGCCGCGAACGAAGGCGCCTACCGCGCGCTGCGTGAGCACACCGGCGGCGCGCGCTTCGAGCCCACGCAGCCGGTGGGCAGCCAGCCCCGGGTCTCGCTCACGAAGGAGCAGGCCGGCGCCTGACCTTGAGACTCCGCCCGCTGCCGGTGACACCGGCCCGGCGGCGGGCGGCACCACCCCGGCAAGGAGATCCATCCCATGAACGACGTCCCCGTCTGCCATCGCTGCAAGCGAGTCCACTGCATCTGCGGCTGACCCCGGTCACCGCCTTCACTCTCTGGAGCCTCCCTTGAAGAAGCACGTCATCAACGACCGCCTGAGCACTACCCGGTTGATCCAGGTCGTGGCTGCCGAACTCGGCACCACCCCCGCCGCCGTACGCGAGACGGTGATGACCACCTTCGACGTGATCGCCCGCGCCAACGCCTCCGGCCACGACGTGGCAATCACCAACTTCGTCACGTTCGTCTCGCACCGCGTCCAGCGGACCAAGCGCCGCAACCCGCAGACCGGTGAGATGTTCACCGCGCCCGCGCACCAGGTCGTCCGGCTGCGAGTCTCCGATCACCTCGCCGACGCCGTCCGCCGCCGCGACCGCACCGTCACCATCCGCAAGGCCCCCAAGGGCAGCCGGAAGCCTGCGGAGTGAGCCATGAGCTACACCGGATCCGTTCCCGACACTGCGGGCCGCCGCCTCGACTGGATGGAGCGCATGGCCTGCCGTAACGAGGACCCCGACCTGTTCTCGGACGAAGACCGGGAGCACGAGGCGCGCACGATCTGCATCGCGCGCTGCCCCGTGCGCTCGACGTGCCTGGCTCGGGTGAAGACGCTGGAGAGCGGCCTGCACCGCGACCAGCGCGACGGCGTCGTGGCCGGCCTCACCTACGCCGAGCGTCACCGCCTCGACGCCGACGCCGCCCACCGCGCGGACGACGCCCCGCTGCTGGTCTTCGACGGCACCGAGCGCTGCGGTACCCACTTGGCTCTGCTGCGGCACCTGTGGCTGGACGAGCCGATCGACGCCAAGTGCTGGAGCGGCAAGGTCATGCGAGACCGGGCGAGCCGCGTCTGGCACGCTGCCAACCCGCCACTCAAGGCGGCGTCATGAGCCCCGGTGTGCCGCGCGCGGACATCGTGGCCATGCTCGGCGAGGGGTTGTCCAACACGGCCATCGCCCGCGCGCTTGGCTGCGATCGCCACCGCGTCGCCGACATCCGGCGCGAGCTGGAGCTGCCGAATGTCGTCCAGCAGCCGCTCACCCGGGAACAGAAGTGGCGCAGCCTGACCCGACCGCTGGAAGACGGCCACCTGGAGTGGCTCGGCGAGCGCGTGGGAGCGGCCGGCACGCCCGTCATGCGCTACAAGGACCGCTCGTTCAGCCCGGCCGGGATCGCGTTCACCCTCCAGCACGGGAGGCAGCCGCAGGGCCGGGTCCAGCCCGAGTGCGGTGTACGACACTGCGTTGCCCCCGAGCACGTTGACGACGAACCCGGACGCCAGCAGACCCGGCGTGAACGTCGCGCCCGTCAGGGACTCGGCGACGCCCCAGCCACGTGCGTCCATGGCCACGATCAGACCGAGCACGGCCGGTTCGACCTCAATGGCACCGCGTACTGCGAGGCCTGCAAGCGCGAATGGAGGCGGAATCCGGCCGCCATGAAGGCGAGGACCGCCACCACTCGGGAGGATCAGCGCAGGACCATTGAGAAGCTGCTGCGCGAGGACACCCCTCATGTCCAGATCGCTCGCCAGCTGGGAGTCGCACCGGCCACAGTCCAGCGAGTCCGCGCGGACCTTGACCTGCCGCCAGCGCGGTCCGGCCGTCCCGACACCCACGCCTCGCTGGAAGAGGCGTTCCATGCGAACACCGAACTGGTCGAGGGCGGTCACCTGCGCTGGACCGGCTACACGAGTTCGGGCAGTCCGTACGTCTGTTACCGCCAAGAACGGATCACGGCTGGCAGGGTCGCGTTCGCCCTTCACCACGGGCGTACGCCCGACGGCCGGGTACAGGCGGGTTGCAGCATGCCGGGGTGCGTGGCGGGCGCCCACCTTGAGGACCGGCGGATCCGTGAGGCGGACCGGCGAGCCGACGCCGCGTTCGACGCGATCTTCGGCCCGGCTGCCGACCCGACCACTCCTACTCCCTGAAAGGCCCCTGTGTCCACGCTCAGCATCCTCGCTATCGCGGTCGGCGTACTCGCCGTCATCGGGCTCGGCTTCGGCCTGCCCGACCGCTGGTTCTGCGCCCTGCTCGCCCTGGCCTGCCTCATCGGCGGCGCCGACGCCGCCTACCGCGAACTCACCCTCTGGGCTTTCGCGTTCTTCGCTTCCGGCGCCATGTTCGCCGGCGCCTCGGTCCACGCCATCTACACCGCCCGCCGAGAGCGGAGGCGGCAATGACCTCCGGCCAGGTCTTCATTGTCGCCGTGATCGGCGGCCTGTCCGGCGTCGCCGGAATGTGCACCCTCGGGGCTGCTCTGCGGCCTCCGTCTGGCCATTGGACGCCTCGTGACCTACACGAGGCCCGCCGTGCGCGCCGCCGCGACCTCGCCGCCTGCCGGGCCATCGACGCACTCGGCACCACCAACCACCCGAAAAGGAACCGATGACCGCACCGATACCCCGCCTTTTCGTCCTCCGCCGCGACCGGGACATCACCGGCGTCTCCGGCCCCGGCGACGTTGCCGACGGCGTCCAGTGGGCGGACGGCTCCGTCGTCCTCCGCTGGCGCGCGCGGCCCTCCACGGCTGTCTGTGACAGCTTGGAGGTGATGTTGTCCGTGCACGGTCACGCTGGCGCCACCCGCGTCGTGTGGGCCGAGGACACCGAGAGCGGCGCACGGGCGGCTGCCGGCCGCGCCTACCAGTTGGCGGACCGCTGGGAGGCCGCGCACGGCTCGGCCATGTTCCTCGTGCGAGCCGCTGGCGCCGAGCTGCGCGACGTCCTCGACGAGCGGCAAGCGGGCGGCTCGGCGCAACTCGTGGAACTGGAGACGCACTGCCGCCTCCCGCATGAGATGGAGGTCTGAGCGCGTGATCTGCGCCCGCTGCGCCCACGCAGCAGACCAGCAGCTCGGCCGCGACGAGCACTGCGACGCGCAACCCAGCCCCGGGACGCCATGCGACTGCCAGCACCGCACCGAGCGCTACCAGCAGACGGCCATCGTCATCACACGGGGCGGCCGCCGGCGGTTGGAGCTGATTCAGCCGTGACTATCGCCGCCCTGCGCCGCCTTCTCGATGAGATCGACCAGCAGGGCGGCCCCGAAGCAGCCCGTGAGAACCGCCTGCACCTCTCCGACGAAAGCCCCGAGCACATGACCGCAACGACCGAGCCCCTGCCCGTCGGCCGGCTCCTCAAGTGGGCCGACGAGCAGCCCGACCGCGACGTGCGTGACCAGGCCGCCCGTGCCCGCGTAGCACTGGCCAGCCTGCGCAAGCGGTACGACACCGACCAGGAGCTGACGGCCATCACCACGGAGGCCGAGCAACTGAAGCAGCGCCTCGCGGAGTTGCTCGCCCGTAAGGAAGAGCTGATGCCGGTGAAGCCGAAGAAGCGCCGCGCTTCGCCCAGCTACGAGGCCGCGACCGTTCGCGCCTGGGCCCGCGAGAACAGCATTCCCTGCCCGCCCCTCGGCCGGGTGCCGAAGGCCGTGGTGGACGCCTGGTTGGCAGCCACGCGTGTGAGCACCGCTTCGTGATCGGCGCGTGCACGCCGAGCCCTCGTGTAAAAGAAATCACGAGAATTCACTTGTGGTGACTCGTGAATACTCGTAATATGGTTGTTGTGAGGCCAAGTTGACCGGCTAGCGGTCAGCTGACCACTCAATCACCCGAGGGGGAGTCATGTCGGACACGCTGATCCGCTCGCTCGACCTGATCGAGCCCGGCGACCTGGTCGTCTACCACGGGTCGATCACGGACCTGCACGGCCTGTGGCTGGCCACCCCTTGCCCGTGCGGCATCTGCCGCGCGATCGACCAGCTCGGCCTGGCGGAGGTGCGGTTCGCGCTCGCCGACCCGTGGGGCGAGCAGCCTGGCCCGTTCCACGTCCGCCGCCAGTCCGTCACCCGCTCCTTCGCTTGCGGCTGACGGAACACCAGACCGGCGGCCGTACTTCCCCCTACCGGCCGCCACCAGGGCCGCGCCCCGTACACCCACCCCACCCCGCGGGGCGCGGCCCG